TTTCCTCGTTACCAGTGCCGTCACTATGACGGTTAAACAGATGACGATCAGGGCGATTAACATCGCCTTTTGCTGCTTCATAGCCTGCTTCTCCTTGCCTTTCGGCACGTAAGAGGCTAACCTACATTTGTGAGACATAGATTGGGCCTCAGATTAATGTTAAGCGTCTTGCAGGACGCGTAATGTTAACTGGGGCTTTTCTCTATCTGCCTTTTGGTGTTCATGCCTGAGACAGATAGCCTCAAGCACCCGCAGCAATTCTACTTAACTCTCCTTTTCCCGCAAACCGTTTTTATCCTCAACGTAAATTTTACCAATATTGCCTAACACATCTCCCTTGCCCTGACGATGCTTACCTCTTTACACAGACCCAAATTTATGTATTATCTTTTACAAACAAGCAGTTAAGAGCTATCGGTGGGTGAGTGCGCCCTGCGGTAGCTTTTCCTTTATGCATTGCATCTATTTATGTTCTAGTATATTCCTATATGTTCAAAAGGACTTTTCATGCACAGCGTTAATTTCTATTCATTCCGCGTATTGACCCATAAAGGCAGTCGAGCCAGCAAAAAACTTAATGAATTGGGTTTAAGTAATAAAAAAACGGCATATGAACTTTTTGTTGATTATTTTACTCTATATAAAAACGCCCCCATCGAGTTTGGCGTATCCAAAACTAAAATATCTCTGGAACAACACGCTAAACTTCACTTTGATAACTCAAAGAAAATTATATATGGTTATATAAAAGTTGGGAAATATGGAGAAAGCAGTGAAATAAAAGATGTAAAACTCAAAAAAATCCACTACAGGACAACTGCTTATGATGTAACACTCAAAGAACGTTATATTTTAATATACCTACCAGACGCCCTTGAAGAAGGAATTATTGCATTCCACTCTTGCGATAATATTTCTGCCCGAGGTGTCCTTTCTGATTCTATCACTGAATATCTAAAAAACAAATTTCAACTCGAAGCAAGAATCAATCCATTACATCATAAGAAAATCCCTCAATATATTCTCAATTCCGAATTAAAACAAATTAAGGCTCAAGGATATAAAGCACCAAAAGACATTGCTGATTCCTTTGGTCAAAACAAAACAAACATCAAGACGGACTTAATAATAAAAGCAAACGATGGCATGTTCGGAAGTTTCAGGGATTTAAGAAACAAGAATATAGGAAACATCATTGAGATTATTGAAGATAAATGTGATGCAATAAAAGTAAGCTTACAACTCGGCAGTCGGACTGTCGTTTTCAATTATGAGACCATACTAAAAAAAGGAATTTCTGCAGAGTTAGATGATAATGATTTAAAAATCGACCCATTAACAGGCATACCTGATCTAACAGCACTTCATGACACGATAAAAAACCTTTCTAATGATATATTGTTAGAACTGCATAGCGGAAACAAAGGGGTGATTATATGAATAAAATAAATGTGCTGGGTGTAATAATAAAACACTACAAAACAATGTCAGATCAGCGTGGAACAATGTTGATGAGCGACATTATCGTACATTTTATTGTTCCGTTATCTCTTTCTTTCGTTCTGTGCCGGACATACGGAATAATGAAACCGGCAATTGCTTCCGTCTTCGTTAACTTCGGGGCTATTACAACAGCACTATTAATGAGTGCAGTAATAATGATTTATGAACAAAAACAAAAAACCATCACTAAGATATCAGACATAATTGAAGGAAACAAATCCCGAGACAAATTGATATCATTAAACACTAACAAAACCATATATGAGCAGTTATGCCACAACGTCGCTTATGCAATATTAACTTCAATAGTATTGGTTATATTTTCAGTGATAATATATTTCCTGCCTGACAATGCAGTGGATTTAATGAAATGGTATTTTCGCGCACCTGCATATATTGTTAGCTTTTTAGCCTATACATCCTTTTTTATCACTGTTATAACGTTCTTAATGGTAATAAAAAGATTTAGCACAATTTTAGATAATTGAACAGCGGAACAGCCGCCCTTTCGGGCGGCCTCCTGACATTAATCGTTGTGGTAACTCATGGCTTCATTTGCAGCATCAACTGGATCAACATCCCACCAGCAATAATTTGGGTTGGCTCCTTCAGGTGTCCATGGTTCTAATTCACTTTTTGCCGCATTCTCGTCGCCAGTAATTTTAAAAATCTGCTCAGAAAATTTTTTCACCCACTCGTTATATTTTTCCGCGTTAATGTTTTTTTGTGTATTTAACATAGATACTCCTCCGGTTAAGGATTAAATTTTATTTACAGTGCTGAATTTAATTATTCAGATTTGGATTATGCTTTCTCTTCTTCACGCAGTGCCTGATAGTTAATTTCGCTCATTTTTCTCTTCACTCCGGTATACAAGAATTACAACGTCACCTCTGCTAATCACGCGAGCTGGCTCTCCTGGTTCCATACTGTCAATATCGAAGGTCTCAAAAAACGCATTCATTGCCTTCTGCCGCTGCGTCTGTTTACAGCGTTTATTCCATTTTTTCAGTAACATCAGTGACAGCCACCGCCATGAGCAGAACATGACGTAGCACCAACCAAGAAGCGCCAGCCCCGTATTGAGGGCCGTACCAATCGTCATTGTTGCGTCGATATTCACTGTACCTCCTCCTGGAAAATAACTGCATGCCCCAGCCTCTCCGCCAGCGCCAGTTCCGCCTTAGCGCCTGCTGACCGCTGCCAGCCTTGCAGCATGTAAATCGCATCCACGCAACGAATCATCGCCATGCAGATATCCATGTAGTGTGGCTGTGTCAGCCCGTCCGGAAGTACTGCCGGGTTTAAGACGGTATGCCCTTCCCGTTTCAGTTCATCTTCCGCCTTGTGAAACGCCTCACGGTTGAAATTTTCATATCCCGTCATTGGACCGGCAATATAAACTCTCACCCTCACTCCATCACCTCCTGAAAGTTTCCCCGATAGAACGCCAGCACACGCTGCATAACTTCGCTCCTCCTGCTCTCACGACAAATTATGTTCTGGTGCCTGTCATAACGACGTATTTCTCCGTCTGGTAACTTTCGAATCAGTGTCTGGTCAGTTGTTTTCTCCGGTGTCTTACGCCATACGCGATACGCCTGCTCTGATGCAAAAACCCCGTACTTCCCGGACATGTATAAATCGCCACAAGCCAGTACATCCACAAGGCAACGTCGGACCGAATGCCAGCCTGCTCCCGTCGCTCTCTCCAGTTGCGACATCGTCATGCGTTCATTTTTGCGCACCAGAGCGATGATTCGAGCCTTCAGCTCCTCCCTCTGTTCGGGTGTATATACTTTTGCCACAACTCCTCCTGAAAAATCACCTTCACAATTCATACAAAACCAGCTGCCTTCCGGCGCTCATATTCCTGTTTCAGCAACTCAATTGGCGTTGGCCCCGGTGGGCGTTCTGGTGCTGCCAGTTGTCGCCGGACTGGCGGAACACTCCGGCCCATACCAACCTGCTTTGCCCATTTCGTCAGCTGCCGTTCTGCAAGCCGTTTTAATTCCCCTTCGGTCATCTGACGCTCAATCCCCTTTGAACGCATCTCGAGGCAAATGTGATACAGCACAGGCTGAGGCCACGGGTACTTATCACTTCCGTCATATCGCCAGGACTCATTGCGCCAGCGGCGGTACTCCTCCATCACAGCATCCACCGTCAGACCGAATGGATTGGCTCCGCTTTCCGAAATCAGCGCCACAAACTCAGCCAGGTCCGGAGGCCATGTTTCACCCGCCCGGCAGCGGTCCATGCACTGGCAGCAGACCTGCCGGATTTGCTGCTCAGTCATCGCACCAATCTGTGCAATCCAGGGCTTCGAAGGTGCGGCCCCGTTCTTCTGGGTCCAGCGGTTCGAATAAACCTCCCCCATGAGTTCCCACAGCTTCCACGCCGTTTCCGTCGCTGATAAATCCGTTTTCACGTTCCCACTGCTCACGTGCTGCCCGAATTTCCTGAACTGCCCGTGATGCGGTGCCGCCTGGTGCTGCTGCATGGCTCACCCCCTTGCTGACTGGTTTAACCTGCGCCCTGACGTGATGTACGTGACGGGCGAATTTCTGCTCCCACTGAACCTGCGTGAAAACTTTCCCCTCCGCTGCCCAGTAGTCCCGGAAGGCGGCAAGTTCAGCAGGTGTAAATTCCGGCTCCGGCAGAGCCACTCCCCACAGAGCCGCCCGTCGTCGAAAATCCGGCGACGGATGCCAGCCATCGGTCATCGGAAATTTCCCGATGGGTTCGCTCAGGCCTTCCAGGTAATCAGGTTCCGCTGTCTGCAACGGCACGCCATTTGCCTCACTGGCCGGAGCACTCTCGCGCGCGTTATGTGTGGGGTTTATATATCTGTTATCTGTTATCTGGATACCGCATGACAAAGCGTTAGCCTTATCCTTAGGCTTATCCTCAGGCAAAGGGATTGCCTTATCGAATGCCATTCCCAAAGCCTCAGAAACCCCGTAGGACGCGGCTCTCAGCGATTCTCTGGCCTCCCATTTGAGAGGGCAATCAGGAATTAAAGCGAATGCCTTTGCCCAGGATTTAATGACATTTATCGAGTTTGGCGGATTGTGTTTCGCAGCATTCGGGAGCCAAAAAACTCTGGCTTTGATATCTGCTTTCACCATGCCAAGATTCATGGCTTCTCCTAAGGCTAAGTCAAAGGCTTCGATATCCCACCCCAACTCTTCAGCCATTGCTGCCCGCCCGGCTTTAAACAACCCAGGAATAATCCCGGTAAATGGACTGGTCAGCAGATAAATAAACAAACTCTGTCCACTTGGAGGCAGAGGAGATAACGCCCTAAATTTGGGATCATCCCATATCGTTATTTTTACCTTGCGATAAGGCTCATTGTTTGCCTTAGTTTTTGGCATGGGATTTGGCATATTTTTAGCCTTAACCATAATTGCCTCATCTGGTGTCGAACCTTCCTCCGGATATAATCTGTGATTCCCCAATCAACAGAACCAAAGGAGGTTCGACATGTCTTTTATATTTGATAAGTCTGCTCCATTCCCCCAAAAATTTTGGGTGGACAGTATTACTGGAACCGAGTCAAAAATTTTTAGCACCTCAGGAATGCTCAATCGCGGAGGAGTAAAAATACTTGCCCAGGAATTCCACACACAGGAGCTAAATTACGGGGCTTATCACAAACTGGAGTTGATAATGGATGCAACCCAAATTGATGAACTGATCGTTGCCCTACAAAAGCTAAAAGAAAAGATGTCATAATCACCCCCTAAAAATTACGTGGCGCAGCAGTTGAGCTTTGCTGTAGTCGATCTCATCGCCATACTCAATATCAAGAGCTTGTCCCTGCGCCAGTTCCATCCACCGAATGTGTTCTGCGGCTTTTTCTTTATCTTTGATATTGATGAACAACAGCGTTGACGAGGGATACCCGTTAACAAGATGGCGATGCAGAGAGAGTCGTATGGCATACCAGGCAACATTTCGGGCTATACGCTGAAGCAATGTTTCGCCTTCCAGTGTTTTAAGTCGGTATTTTTTCAGTTCATATTTTTCCATCACCACATCACCTTAATGAACAACAACAGAATCGCCGGACGAACCGCCGCCGCTGAAATGTGCTTTCCGGTAAACGGCCTGGACTGCATCATCATGCGCATCAATTGCCGTACTCAACGCTTCCTGCGCCGCCAGTAATGCACGGCGTTCCAGGGTATCGAAGATGCAGAGTCGGTGACGCAGCTCGCGCGGAAGGATTGCCAGAATTGCTGGGATCAGCTTCTGAATTTTTTCTCTTTGCGTTTTCGTTTCACCTTTCAACCAACGGTGATAGATATTCTGCTGATTGTTCCAGTCCTTGCCTGGAACCAGGGGCAATTCGCCGCCCCCCTGGCGCAGATATTCTTCAGTAATTGCATTGGCTACCCATGCCTGCCCTTTTTCGGCTGCCAGGGCTAACAACACTGATTCGATGTGCTCATGCTTGATTTTCATGAATCAACTCCCATCAGCTTTTTCGTAGTAGTTTTATTTTTGCCAATAGTTAAAATTGCATCGGCAGAAAATAATCCGTTTGATGCATGAGCGATTTTTTCAGCGTAATTTGTTTCGCCGGTATATTCTGTGCGAGGCAGTTTTCCGTTATCCATCCATTTGTAGATTGCTCTTTGGCTGACACCACAAACGTCGGCCACAACAGAAACGCGAACAGTTTTGATTACATCTTCAAGTGTTTTCTGGTTCATATCACCCTCACAATGTGAACTTTGAGTACATGCTATAACAGAACTGACAGTACATTCAAGAGCGAATATCATTGAACTTATGGTTCATGAAGATAAAGCGCGTAAAGAGTTCGCCAGTAGGCTTGCGCTAGCCTGTGAAAACGCTGGTTATGAACAACATGGAAGGCAGGCAGAAATTGCCCGTCGAATGAAATTAACACCAAAAGCGGTTAGCAAATGGTTTAATGGCGAAACAATTCCTCGCCGAGAGAAATTAAGGGAATTAGCAACACTCATTGGAACAACACCAACCTATCTTTTGGGAGAGGATACAGAAGAAAGTGGACAGATACGTTTCTATCAGGAGTTAAATCCAAGACAAAAAATCATCATTGACCTTCTGGACGAGCTCCCTGACAGTGAGACAGATGAACTTTTAAAAACTCTTGAGGAGAAAAAACAGAAGTACAATGCAATTTACGAAGAGTTAGCACGAAAGAAAAAACAAAAAGCCTCTTAAACCAGCATAAATCCGGTAGCGTCCCCCTCCGGGTTTGTGCTTCACTTTATCCCATCTCATTTTTTTACACACAAAATGTACCTAAAGTACTTTACAACAATGAACATAAAGTACATTATATACCTACCAACCCACCCCGCCCCACAGAACGCAGGGCAATACTTCGAGTTACCAGGCAGTGGTCAGGGGTTAAGTAGCCAGCCCGAGGCGTATGAACATGACGGCGGGATTCAAATTTTGCAGTGCAGCAGTTAGTTCCGCCACCCGGCGTTAAGGGGAGAGATAAGATGGTGTATTACGAAGTAGTTCAGTTTTTGATGGATTGTTGCGATATCACTTACAGCCAGGCTGTACAGGCTCTACGCAGCAACGACTGGGATCTCTGGCAGGCAGAAGCCTCTATCCGCAACAACAAAATGTGAGGTGCGAAAAATGCAAAAAATCGACCTCGGCAATAACGAATCCCTGGTGTGCGGCGTGTTCCCCAACCAGGATGGAACGTTCACCGCCATGACTTATACCCAAAGCAAGACATTCAAAACTGAAACGGGCGCACGTCGCTGGCTTGCCAGAAATACTTGCTAATCCATTATTTGGATTAATTCAATATTCTCGCTGTAGGGGTATAGCAGAAACCACCAAAGCCCGGAGGTGGTGAAATAAAACCGGGCGCAACACGAAGGCGCATTTCCGATATCCATAAAGAGTCGGTCTTGTCTGTTAAATTTAAATGGTGGAAGTGCGCCTCCGGTTGTGAATAACAACACTGCTGTGTGTAGTCTTGGCGGCATCAGTTTTTTCTTGAAGTTCGACTGATGTCCGCCCTTTTTAAAGTGAATTTTGTGATGCGGTGAATGCGGCTAAGCGCACGCGGCACAGTTAAAAGTCATGTTAGTCCTTATTGGTTTGGGTGGGAAAGTCGACTGTAATTGTTAACTGGTTGCAGTCACCTGGAGGCACCAGGCACCGCATCAACAAAGTTCATTTGTAAAAATGGAGATAATTATGATTGCACATCACTTCGGAACTGATGAAATACCACGTCAGTGTGTGACTCCTGGTGACTATGTTCTTCATGAAGGTCGGACATATATTGCCTCGGCAAACAATATTAAAAAGCGAAAACTTTATATTCGTAACCTGACCACAAAAACATGCATTACTGACTGCATGATTAAAGTCTTCCTCGGTCGTGATGGTTTACCTGTAAAGGCGGAGTCATGGTGAAGACTAAGAAAATAAAATGTGCTTACCACCTTTGCAATAAAGAAATTGAAGAAAGCAAAAGTATTAAAAGACCACTTCATTTCATGCGTGGAGTTATCCCAACGACGGAAATGAAAAAATATTGTAGTGAAAGTTGTGCCGAAAAAGACCAGATGACACACGAACTTTAATTAACTGACTATGCGAAACTGAATTTATGCCAGCAATGGCAGGGATTCGCTCAACCTTAATTAAGGAGAAAAACATGATTACCAGTTATGAAGCCACTGTTGTAACTACTGATGACATTGTTCACGAGGTTAATCTGGAAGGAAAGCGTATTGGCTACGTGATTAAAACAGAAAATAAAGAAACCCCATTCACTGTGGTTGATATCGACGGCCCATCAGGCAACGTAAAAACACTTGATGAAGGTGTCACAAAAATGAGTCTGGTTCACATCGGAAAGAATCTGCCCGCAGAAAAAAAAGCCGGATTTCTGGCAACTCTGATTGCAATGAAATTAAAAGGTGAAATCTGAAAAAAGAAAGCCTGCACAACGTGCAGGCCTGAGTGAAGAACCTGGGACATTTATTCATCACTCGCAGTAATTTTAATCTGAGTTGAGGTTAAAAAACAATGAGCACAAAACCACTCTTCCTGTTACGGAAAGCGAAAAAATCATCCGGTGAACCTGACGTCGTCCTGTGGGCAAGTGACGATTTTGAATCGACCTGTGCCACTCTGGACTACCTGATCGTTAAGTCAGGTAAAAAACTGAGCAACTATTTTAAAGCTGTTGCCACAAATTTTCCTGTCGTTAATGACCTTCCCCCTGAAGGTGAGATCGATTTTACCTGGAGTGAACGCTATCAACTCAGCAAAGACTCAATGACCTGGGAACTAAAACCGGGAGCAGCGCCAGACGACGTTCACCACCAGGATAATGCTCAAGAAACCAAAGAACTGGCGGGAGGCCAGGAAGAAAACGCGCAGGCAGACGCCCACGAGGATTGCCAGGATTGCGAAGTCTCTGTAGCCACTTTGCGGTTCACACAGCGTCTTCTGCACATTTTTACGTATGCAGCCGGGGATCGGAAATACCTGCATCATGCCACCCGTGAACAACGGAAACACATTACTGCTCTTGAGATGGATCAGGAAAACAGCTATGTCCAGAATCTGCTGTTGGCCATACGCAGCATGGCAGAACCGACAACTCTGGATAATGCCGCCCTGCTCCGCCTGACTGATGCAATTAAGGCAGTGTTCTCTATCACGAAAAAACATCAGCCCTATGAATTTAAGAATTTCATTTCAGCCTGGCTGGATACCGAACACATTGATCGCGGTCTTCTGACAAAAGAATGGCGAAAAGGAAATCGTGTTTCACGCATCACGCGCACGGCTTCCGGCGCTAATGCTGGCGGCGGGAACCTCACCGATCGCGGCGAAGGTTTCGTTCACGATCTGACGTCACTGGCGCGCGACGTAGCCACTGGCGTACTAGCTCGTTCAATGGACGTGGACATTTATAACCTTCATCCGGCACACGCTAAACGTGTCGAGGAAATTATCGCTGAAAATAAACCCCCCTTTTCTGTTTTCCGCGACAAATTCATCACCATGCCTGGTGGGCTGGATTATTCCCGCGCCATCGTGGTTGCGTCCGTAAAAGAAGCACCAATTGGGATCGAGGTTATCCCCGCACACGTCACTGAATATCTGAACAAAGTACTGACTGAAACTGATCATGCCAACCCTGATCCAGAAATCGTGGATATTGCCTGCGGTCGTTCCTCTGCCCCGATGCCGCAGCGTGTAACAGAAGAAGAAAAACAGGATGATGAAGAAAAACTGCAACCATCTTGCGCAATGGCAGATGAACAGGCAACGGCTGAAACAGTGGAACCGGATGCAACTGAACATCATCAGGACACGCAGTCGCTGGATGCTCAGTCACAGGTAAATTCTGTTGATGCGAAATATCAGAAACTGCGGGCAGAACTCCATGAAGCCGGGAAAAACATTCCGCCCAAAAATCCTGTCGATGCAGACAAATTACTGGCTGCCTCTCGCGGAGAATTTGTTGAAGGGATTAGCGACCCGAATGATCCGAAATGGGTTAAGGGGATCCAGACCCGCGACTCTATATACCAGAATCAGCCAGAAACGGAACAGAACGACCCAAATACGCAACAAAACGAGCCAGAAACGAAACAGCCTGAGCCAGTAGTGCAACAACAGGAAACGGAGAAAGTTTGCACCGCCTGCAGTAAGGCTGGCGGCGGCAACTGTCCTGACTGTGGCGCGGTGATGGGCGACGCAACATACCAGGAAACATTCGGTGAAGAGAATCAGGTTGAAGCTAAGGAAAAAGATCCGGAGGAAATGGAAGGCGCTGAACATCCGCACAATGAGAATGCTGGCAGCGATCCGCATCGCGATTGCAGTGATGAAACTGGCGAAGTCGCAGATCCCGTAATCGTAGAAGACATAGAGCCAGGTATTTATTACGGAATTTCGAATGAGAATTACCACGCGGGTCCCGGTGTCAGTAAGTCTCAGCTCGATGACATTGCTGATACTCCGGCACTGTATTTGTGGCGTAAAAATGCCCCCGTGGACACTACAAAGACAAAAACGCTCGATTTAGGAACCGCTTTCCACTGCCGGGTACTTGAACCGGAAGAATTCAGTAACCGCTTTATCGTAGCACCTGAATTTAACCGCCGTACAAACGCCGGAAAAGAAGAAGAGAAAGCGTTTCTGATGGAATGCGCAAGCACAGGGAAAACGGTTATCACTGCGGAAGAAGGCCGGAAAATTGAACTCATGTATCAAAGCGTTATGGCTTTGCCGCTGGGGCAATGGCTTGTTGAAAGCGCCGGACACGCTGAATCATCAATTTACTGGGAAGATCCGGAAACAGGAATTTTGTGTCGGTGCCGTCCGGACAAAATTATTCCTGAATTTCACTGGATCATGGACGTGAAAACCACAGCGGATATTCAACGATTCAAAACGGCTTATTACGACTACCGCTATCACGTTCAGGATGCATTCTACAGTGACGGTTATGAAGCACAGTTTGGTGTGCAGCCAACTTTCGTTTTTCTGGTTGCCAGCACAACTGTTGAATGCGGACGTTATCCGGTTGAGATTTTCATGATGGGCGAAGAAGCAAAACTGGCAGGTCAGCAGGAATATCACCGCAATCTGCGGACCCTGGCTGACTGCCTAAATACCGATGAATGGCCAGCTATTAAGACGTTATCACTGCCCCGCTGGGCTAAGGAGTATGCAAATGACTAAGCAACCACCTATCGCAAAAGCCGATCTGCAAAAAACTCAGGGAAACCGTGCACCAGCAGCAGTTAACGATAAGGATGTGCTGTGCGTGATTAACAGCCCGGCAATGAAAGCGCAACTGGCAGCAGCTCTGCCACGTCACATGACAGCGGAACGCATGATCCGCATTGCTACAACAGAAATCCGTAAAGTACCGGAACTAAGAAACTGTGACTCGACGAGTTTTATCGGTGCCATCGTACAGTGTTCACAGCTCGGACTTGAGCCAGGTAGCGCCCTCGGTCATGCATATCTGCTACCGTTCGGCAACGGAAAAGCAAAAAACGGTAAGAAGAACGTACAGCTGATCATCGGTTATCGCGGCATGATCGACCTTGCCCGTCGATCAGGTCAAATCATCAGTCTGTCAGCTCGTGTTGTCCGTGAATGTGATGAATTCAGCTATGAACTTGGCCTTGATGAAAAACTGGTTCATCGTCCCGGTGAAAACGAAGATGCCCCTATAACCCATGTCTATGCTGTTGCAAAACTGAAAGACGGAGGAGTGCAGTTTGAAGTCATGACCCGCAAACAGGTAGAAAAAGTTCGCGACACACACAGCAAGGCGGCAAAAAACGCAGCGTCAAAAGGGGCGTCGTCCATCTGGGATGAACACTTTGAAGACATGGCCAAAAAGACAGTGATACGAAAACTGTTCAAGTATCTGCCGGTATCTATTGAAATCCAGCGTGCAGTATCGATGGATGGAAAAGAGGTGGAAACAATTAATCCAGACGACATATCGGTTATAGCCGGGGAATACAGTGTAATCGATAATCCAGAAGAATAATCCAGCCTGGCGGTGTAATGCACCGCCAACGTGAGATAGTTTTTATGACAAAAACTTTGAGATATGACGATGTTAAACCATGTCCGTTTTGTGGTTGTCCATCAGTAACGGTGAAAGACATTTCAGGATATTACCGGGCAAAATGCAACGGGTGCGAATCCCGAACTGGCTATGGTGGAAGTGAAAAAGAAGCGCTCGAAAGATGGAATAAACGAACCACTGAAAATATTAATGGAGGCGTTCATGTATAAAATTACCGCTACAATTGAAAAGGAAGGTGGCACTCCTACTAACTGGACAAGATATTCAAAATCTAAACTAACGAAATCAGAATGCGAAAAAATGCTCTCAGGTAAAAAAGAAGCAGGCGTTTCCAGAGAGCAGAAAGTAAAACTGATAAATTTTAATTGCGAGAAACTTCAGTCCTCGTGAATTGCATTGTATTCAAATTAAAACTTCATAGCTGATTATAAATAATCAACATCAGGCGTCAATTTCAGTCTAACATTGGCGCCTGCCAGAGGTGATGCGATGGCACAAGTAATCTTTAATGAAGAGTGGATGGTTGAATACGGCCTGATGCTTCGCACTGGTCTGGGGGCCAGACAAATTGAAGCATACCGCCAGAACTGTTGGGTGGAGGGCTTCCACTTCAAACGAGTATCTCCTTTAGGTAAGCCAGACAGCAAACGAGGGATTATCTGGTACAACTATCCAAAAATAAATCAGTTTATCAAAGACTCATGATATGTCTAAATTACCAACAGGTGTCGAGATTAGAGGTAGAAACATTCGCATCTGGTTCATGTTTCGAGGAAAACGATGTCGGGAAACATTAAAAGGCTGGGAGATTACAAACAGTAATATTAAAAATGCCGGAAATTTAAGAGCGCTGATAGTTCATGAAATAAACTCCGGTGAATTTGAGTATTTAAGACGTTTTCCCCAGTCCAGCACTGGGGCAAAAATGGTGACAACGAGAGTCATAAAAACGTTCGGGGAGCTTTGTGATATCTGGACAAAAATTAAAGAGACAGAGTTAACAACAAACACAATGAAGAAAACGAAATCACAATTAAAAACACTCAGAATAATAATTTGTGAAAGTACCCCGATATCATATATTCGTTATAGCGATATCTTAAACTACCGGAATGAACTGCTGCATGGAGAAACGCTTTACCTGGATAATCCAAGATCCAACAAAAAAGGAAGAACAGTGCGCACAGTTGATAACTATATCGCCCTGCTCTGTTCGCTGTTACGTTTTGCGTATCAGTCGGGATTTATATCAACCAAACCATTTGAAGGAGTAAAAAAATTACAGCGAAACAGAATAAAGCCTGACCCGTTATCTAAAACAGAATTCAATGCATTAATGGAAAGTGAAAAAGGACAGAGCCAAAACTTGTGGAAATTTGCCGTTTACTCCGGGCTTCGTCACGGGGAACTGGCAGCTCTGGCGTGGGAGGATGTGGATTTCGAGAAGGGAATTGTGAATGTCAGAAGAAACCTGACGATACTTGATATGTTCGGTCCCCCAAAAACAAATGCCGGGATCCGGACAGTAACACTACTGCAGCCTGCTCTTGAAGCACTGAAGGAGCAATACAAACTGACCGGGCATCATCGCAAAAGCGAAATCACTTTTTATCATCGGGAGTACGGCAGAACCGAAAAGCAAAAACTGCATTTTGTTTTCATGCCTAGGGCGTGTAACGGAAAACAGAAACCTTATTACTCGGTAAGCAGTTTGGGTGCGAGATGGAATGCAGCAGTAAAACGTGCTGGTATTCGCCGCCGTAATCCGTACCATACGCGACATACTTTTGCCTGCTGGCTGTTGACGGCAGGAGCGAACCCGGCATTTATAGCCAGCCAGATGGGGCATGAAACTGCGCAAATGGTGTATGAAATTTACGGTATGTGGATTGATGACATGAACGACGAACAGGTAGCTATGTTGAATGCGCGGTTATCGTAG